AACAATTGGAAAACGTCTTGGCATTGATGAAATTGTAGACGAGTACAAGAAAAGGAATATGGGTTGACTGTTAAACATACTAACTATTTTAACGGTGACATACAAACGTACGATGATGTTTTTACCGGCGAGCAATTAAATAATATTGCATTTGAAATTTCAGCTTTAACTTACGGGTATGGAAGTATTGACGATGTAAAATCATTACATACTATGCAAGTACCAACTGGAATGGTTAGTGTAGGTAAAGGTAACGACAACTGGTTTAAAATAGTTGAAGACTATTGTCGTAAAAATATTCCAGAACTAAAAGATATGTCCGAAGGTAGACATCATGTTAATCTATTTTCGCCTCGTGAAAATGCTATGTACCATGAAGATTCGAAAGATGGATGGACTGTAATTCTTTATGCAAACCAATACTGGGATATAAATGAAGGTGGTGAAACTAAATTTATATTACCGGTCGATATGATGGAAAATAATGAAGGAATTAAATCAACGGCACTAGACTATCCTGTTGTACTTTCAATAGCACCTGTACCAGGAAGACTGTTGCTGTTTAAAGGTAACTTACTACACTCAGCAACTGGATTTAGAAATACATGGCGATTTACACCTACTATACAATTTTTTGAAAAAGAGGATAATTTATAATTATGAAAAAACACTATTACACTTGGCAAGATGTAGAAAATGCTTGCTTAGATATTACACTACAAATGTATAAAGATAAATGGTGTCCTGATTACATTGTAGGAATTACAAGAGGCGGCAATGTGCCTGCTACTATACTAAGCAATATGTTAGGTGTACGTGGCGAAGCATTAAAAGTAAGTCTACGTGATGGTAGCGAACAAGAAAGTAATACTTGGATGGCCGACGATGCATTTGGTATTGTAGACGAAGAACAACGAGATTTATTTAAAAGCCGTTGGGACGTAGGTAGACGTAAAAACATACTTATTGTAGACGACATCAATGACACAGGTGCTACATTTGACTGGATTAAACAAGACTGGCAATTAAGTTGTTTACCAGACGAAGGAAGTTGGCAAACAGTATGGCACAATAATGTTCGCTTTGCTACTATTACAGATAACCTATCAAGTAACTTTAATGGTACTGTAGACTATAGCGTACACGAAGTAAACAAAGCAGAACAAGATGTTTGGTTAGTTTATCCTTGGGAAACAGTAGGACAATATGATGCGTAATGATACATTAGATCAAGCTCAACAAGATGGTAGAGCACCGTGGAATAATGTTTATTTAGATACTAGAGACTTTGTAGTATACGAAGACAAGTATCCTGTAACTGAAGGACATTTATTAGTAGTGCCAAAAGAATCTACCCAAGAAGAAATTAATAAGTGTTTTAAGTTTGCTTTATCAATGGGTAATGATAATGTAAAAGCAACCAGTAATACAATTTCAGGCTATAACATTGGCCTAAATATAGGTACTAGTGCGGGGCAAACAGTAATGTATCCGCATGTACATTTAATCTTCCGTCGTGATGGAGACATGGAAGATCCGAAAGGTGGCGTACGAGGCGTCATTCCATCTAAACAAAAATACTAAAAGGAAAGGAACTATGGACTTGAAGGAACAAATGATCAAAGCGGCAAGACTACATGCCGAAGCAGAGATAGAATTGCATAAGACTAACGTCGAAGTATACATGCAAAAAGTTGTAGGTATTGGTGAACACTCTGATATTGTAGAAACAATTCAGAAAGAACTAGATGCTATGTCTACAGCACATGATCGTCTTGAAATGTTAAACACATATTTTGCATAATATTCTTGACAAAAACCTAAATACAATGTATAATATAAGTTATATTGTGCATTGTATTATTAACGGCAATCCACTGCCTAAACATCGGAGATTAAAAAAATGGATAAATCCAAAGAGATAAAAGCCCGTTTGCAACAAGCAGACAAACGCTTCTGGGCCGGCGACAACATTTCAGACTTTATTAAAGACGGCGAAAAGCAAGTACTAATTGACGAGCTTGCTGTTAAGTTTGAAGACGTATTACAAGGCCTGGTAATAGATACAGAAAACGATCCTAACAGTAACGGCACAGGTAAACGTCTTGCAAAGATGTATATCAATGAGCTAATGGCTGGACGTTATGAACCAATGCCCGCGGCAACAGCATTTCCAAATGATAGCGATGATCGTTATGAAGGTATGCTAGTTGTACGTAGTGAACTTACAAGTATGTGTTCACATCATCATCAGATTGTTAGAGGTGTAGCATACATTGGTATTATTGCATCAGATAAACTAATTGGTTTAAGTAAGTATACACGTATTGCACAATGGTGTGCTATGCGAGGTACACTACAAGAAGAACTTGCAAACGACATTGTACGTGAGATTCAGAAGGCAACAGGTGCCGAACACTTAGGTGTTTATGTACAAGCAACACACGGTTGTGTTGAAAACAGAGGTGTAAAGGCACACAGTAGTCTTACACAAACAACTGTTTTAAAAGGTGCGTTTAAAGATGACGCAGGTACAAAGAAAGAGTTTATGGATAATATTAAACTCCAACAAGAATTTGCATGTGGGAAGTAGAGTATGAAACTTAGATATTCAGAAGCGTTTTATAGCGTACAAGGCGAAGGCAAATTTGTAGGAGTACCTAGTGTATTCTTACGTACTTTCGGTTGTAATTTTCGTTGCATGAACTTTGGCTTACCAAGAGGTACAGCTGCTAGAGCAGATGGTGTTAAGCATAATCCAGAAGTAGCAGAACTAATTGCCAAAGAAGTGCATAAAACAACACAAGACTTTAATGACTTGCCTATTATACATACAGGTTGCGACACGTATGCAAGTATCTATCCTGAATTTAAGAAATTAATGATGGATAGAACAGTAGACGAAGTTGTTGAACACTTGTTATCACTTACTCCGGATGGTAAGTGGACAATGGACAATGGACAAGATGTTCATTTAATCTTTACGGGAGGAGAGCCTTTGTTAGGGTGGCAAAGATTCTATACCGAATTATTAGACCACCCACGTATGCAGGATTTAAAAAATGTTACATTTGAAACAAATACTTCTCAAAAGTTACGAGACGACTTTAGAGACTATATCAGTAATCAAGAACGATTTGAAGTTACTTGGAGTTGTTCCCCAAAACTTAGTGTCAGCGGAGAACGCTGGGAGGATGCTATTAACCCTGATATTGCTAGTGAGTATTTCGCTGTTCATGGTAGTGAACTTTATCTTAAGTTTGTTGTGGCTGACAGTGTGGACGTCGAAGAAGTTAAAAGAGCTGTTGCTGAGTATAGGAGCGCCGGGATCGAGTGTCCGGTATATCTTATGCCGATGGGCGGAAGAAGCGAAGAATATTCCCTCAATGTTAAAGAGGTTGCGGAACTATGTATGGCGCAAGGGTGGAGATTCACCCCAAGACTCCATATCGACTTATTCGGCAATGCATGGGGGACTTAGTCCAAATGATCTTGATAACTACTATAACGAACAACACAAGAAAGCGATGAACGCAGAAATTGATAATAACTTAGAACAAAGAGTTCGAAAGGCAGGTATATGATGGGATGGTTAAATAAAAAAGTAAAAGACTTAACAGGAGTAACAGCTAAAGAAAAAGCTCTTGAAGTTGAAGCGGCACGTCTTAAAGAAGAAGAAAGCGAACTTCTTAAAAAGAAAAACCCTAAAGAATATGCAACACGCAGAAAAGAACCGTGGGTAAATGTACTTGACATGAAAGTAAATCAAGACAATATTCGAAACGGGTTTTTTGAACTTGATTGGAACAAGTACTTCATTAAAGATCTTATTACAGCAGGTTACGGAGTTGATAACGATCCAGAAGAAGAGATTGTAGATAGATGGTTTCGTGATATTGTATATGGCATGTTAGAGCAAGAAGGAATGGACACTGATCGAGGTGCTGGCTATATTAATATTGTGCCAATTGATAAAGGTAAAAGTGAAGTATCTTAATGCTTGACAACAGCCAGATCTGGTGCTATAATAGTACTATAAATTACAAAAAGGCAAGACTATGTTAGAAATCTTAGGCATTACACTATTAGTTGCATTAATACAAAATGGCGACATTTTCTCATTATGCATATCAGGGTGTTCATAATATGGCAACTCATATATTAGTAGACACAGCAAATACGTTCTTTAGAGCTCGTCACGTAGTACGTGGTGATTTAGATACTAAAGTAGGTATGGCATTACACATTACATTGAGTGGTGTTAAAAAGGCATGGCAAGACTTTGATGCAGATCATGTTGTATTTTGCTTAGAAGGTCGTTCATGGCGTAAAGACTTTTATGAACCTTACAAGCGTAATAGACAAGTTGCTCGTGATAAAATGACTGTTACTGAGAGTGAAGAAGATAAAGTCTTCTGGGAAATCTTTGACGAGTTTAAAGACTTTGTAACTACTAAAACTAACTGTACTGTTATGCGTCATCCGCAACTAGAAGCAGATGATCTTATTGCAGGTTGGGTACAAGCACACCCTAATGATAATCATGTTATTATTAGTACTGACGGTGACTTTGCACAACTTATTGCACCTAACTGTAAACAATACAATGGCATACAAGACATTACTATAAC